CAAACACCATAGGATTAGCAACAGGTAGAGTTGGTCTTGGTAGTGATTCAGATGGATTCTATGTGGGTATAGACAGCGTTGCAGTACCTTCAACTCTCTATTTTGTGAATACTGGTGTTGGTGATACTCATAGTTTAAGAACAAGATTAACTGATGTTATTACAGGTAAAATAACACAAAATGTTGTTACAGTATCTACATCATCAACACATCAATTAACCAAAAATGACACTGTATTTGTTTCAGTAAAACCAACAAATATAGAAACCATAGAAGTCAAATATAATGAGTTTAATAGAAGAATAGTTTTTGATCCTCAAGACTTTGTTGCTAATGATATTGATTTATCATTGAATACAATTAAAGTAACAGAGGGAGTATTTAATGTTGGTGATAAAGTCATTTACACAGCATCATCACCTGCAGGTGGATTAGTAAATGAAAAAATGTATTTTGTTATATTTTATGATGAGACTAATATAAGATTAGTTGAAGAAAGAACTGAATTACAATCAAACAATCCTAATTTTGTAATTATATCAAGTGCAACTGCTGGAACTTTATCTAAAGTTAATCCTCCTCTTCTTCTTAGAAAAAATCAACAACTTAAATTTGATTTATCAGATTCATCATTAGCATTTATTGATGATGGAGTAAGTTACTCTGCATTTAAACTTCAATTCTTTAAAGATAAAGAATATAAAGATGAGTTTATAACCACTCAAAAGAATGATGCTTATGAGGTTCAATCATCAGGAAGAATAGGTATTGATTCTGATGCCATAGTAACACTATCAATAACAGATGATATTCCTCCTTTATTATTCTATAAATTTAATACTGATAACATAGACAGAATATCCACCATAAAGAGTGAAATTATTATTGATACCACAGTTCCTCAATTTAACCAAATTAATGTTAAACCAACATTTTATGATGGTAATTATCAAGTTGCAGGTATAGGAACTACAAGTTTTACATATAACATTCCATTCACTCCAGACATTACTCAATATGATCCAACTGTTGCTGATTTAAGTTATGAAACAACATCTAAATCTGCTCAAGGTGCAATAACTGAATTTAGATTAAAGAGTGGTGGACAAAACTATAAAATGCCACCTAAGATAACTGGAGTATCTGTTGGATCAACAATTAGATCTGGGATAGGTAGTGGTGCTGTATTGCTTGCTCAAACAACATCCATAGGTCAAATAAGTGGCACTAAGTTAAACAATATAGGATTTGATTATCCATCTGATAGAACTTTAAAGGTTATTCCTAATCTTCCTGATATTGTGGAAGTTGATAGATTAAGTTCTCTTGATTATGTTGAAGTTACTTTCCAAGGTAGAAACTATCCAGCACCTCCTGATTTAGTTGCCATAGATGGTTTTACAAAAGAAGTCTTGGCTGATGTTGATTTAGAAATGACATTGGGTAAAGATAGACTCAAGATAGTTACAAATACAGAAGGAATCTATAATGTTGAACCAAGAATTGTTCCTGTTGGTAATCCTAATGGAGTTGCTATTAGAGATTTAACTTATAGTCGCACTGGAGCAGGTACATCAACAGGATTGCCTAATACAGTTAGATTATTCTTTGATAGAACATTTAGTAAGGCAGAAGACTTTGAAGTAGGTGGATTTGATGTTGGTGAGAAGTTCTTACTTGAAAATGTAAGTGTTGGTTTAGGTAGTACAGGTAGAGGATATAACTCAAAAGAATATGGATATAAATTATGGACTATTACTGCATCTAGTGGTCAAATTGGTGGTGCAAATGCATTCATGGAGTTTGTTCTTCCTGAAGAGGAAATTGGTTTAGGTAAAACACCAGGTAGAATGGTGCCTGCAGAATCTGCTGCTAGAGTTGTTCTAGAGAGTCATTTTCCTAGATTTAGAACATTCTTAAAACAAAATCAATTCTTCAATGGTGAAGAAGTCATAGATGAAGTAGGTGCTAAAGGTAAGATTGCAAGATGGAAACCAGAGAGTAATCAATTAACAATTTTTGCTGAACAAGAGTTTGATGTTGGATCTAAAATTAAAGGACAAAGTTCTCAAATATCTGCTTTCATTACAAATAATTTAAGTTTCCCTGCTGAAATTACAACTGGTGCTGGATCTACTGTGAATCATGGATTCCAATCTGATTCTGGAATGCTTAATAATGGTTTCCAAAGATTACCTGATAATGCTTACTATCAAAGATTCTCATATGCCCTTAGATCTCTTGTTCCAATTGATACTTGGGGTGATACTGTAAAATCATTATCTCATGTAGCAGGTTTTGATAGATTTAGTGATTTAGATATAGAAAGTAAAGATCCTGATGCTGCTATTACTAGAACTGAACCAGCAAACTTTGAAGCAATTGCTGAAATACAAAGCACTGCTGAATTAGCAGTTTATCCTGATTTTGATAATGTAAGTGAAATAGCAGTCAATGTAAATGGTGAATTAGTTTCAAGAGATATATTATTTGCTAATAGACCTATAACTGACTTCTTCCAATCTATAGGAAATAAGGCAATTGATATTGATGACTTTAGTGCAACATTTGATAATAATGAAAGAAGCACTAAGTTCTCTAGAGTGGGTGAATTTACTAAAAATGATACCTTTAATAAAGTGTTTACTTTAGTAAAAGATCAAACATTTAGTGATGAGAGACAATTCTCAATAGTATCATTAATGCAACATGATGATATAGCATTTATTAATGAATATGCAGTTTTAGAAACATTCCCAGAATTAGGAACATTTGATTATATTCCTACAACCACAGGATGGGATTTAACATTTGTTCCTATCAGAAATGAATTTAATTTATATGATGTAACTAATGCTTCTATAAGTGTAAAAGATAATATTGTAGGTGTAGCAAGCACTGCTTTAGGAAGAGCTGTTTCATTTGCAAGCACTCATGTAGATATACCTTTTGATGCAAGTGCTGGCATGGCAGCTACTACAACTATTGCAAAAATGCCTGTGGCATTCAGAGCAGGTAAATTTATGATTCAACTTGAAACTACTACACAAGATTTCTTTGGTAGTGAAGTTACTGTTGTTCATGATGGCACAAAAGTAAATGCAATAGAATATGGACAAATTCAAAATAAAACAGGTGAAAATCAAACAGGATTTGGTACTTATAGTGCAAGTATATCTGGTGGAAATGTCAATCTTGAATTTATACCAAATAGTAATGTTGGAGTTGCATTAACTGCAAATGCTTCCTCAATATTCATAGCAAATAATACTGCAGTGGGTAATCCATCTGCTGTGGTTAATGGTCTTGCAGGTATTGGATCATGTACTTTAGATACAGTAAGACTCATATCAGATAAGAGAGCAGTTGCTGCTGGTGCAACCACTCCAATTGCAACTTATGGTAGTGATGGATCTGGTTTCAACTTTAGACCAACTGCAGCATATTACTTTGTTGCCATAGAGGGAGTGGGTGATACAAATGGAATGTATGAAACTTTTGAAGCTGCTGTAATCAACTCTGAAAATAATCAAGCAGTAGTGGACTTTGGTGAAGTTGGTATTAATACCACATCATTAGGAACTGTAGGTGTAAGTTCTGTTGGTGGGAACTCAGTTAATCTAACATACTTCTCAGAACATGCTGCCAATGCCATAGTGTTTGGACTTGAATTACAAGTGTTTGATAATGTTGAAGTTGCTTCAAATTTACCACTTGAAAATGTTGAAGTTCTCAGCAATAGAGGAAGATATGTAGGAACTAAATTAGATCTTCAAACTGCATTTGATTTAAAACATAATGAAGCACCTATATTCAGAAAACAATTCTTTGGTAACAGAGATGAAGGAACTGGTGGAAATGGCGTAAACATAGCAAGAAATACAATTAATATTCCAGATCATTTCTTTGTTACTGGTGAAAAAGTAAATTACAGTTTCCAAGGTGCAGGTAGTATTAATGCTGTTGGTATTGAAGAGACAGTGGTTGCTGGTATTGGAACAACTGACAAACTACCACAAGAACTATTTGTTGTTAAATTTGGTGATGATGGACTCAGATTTGCTGAATCAGCAGAAAAAGCATTGAAGAAGAACCCTGAAGTATTCACACTTACTTCAGTTGGTATTGGAACATCACATCACATAACTGCTGTCAATGAAAACTCTAAAGCTATTATAACCATTGACAACGTAATACAGTCACCAATAGCTGGTACTGCTGTTACAACTGCTCTCAGTAATGATATAGTGTTTGCTCAAAATACAGAGGTAACTGGAATAACGTCGTTTGCTGCAGCAGATCTGGTAAAAATTGACGATGAGATATGTAAAGTCCTTGATGTTGGAGTAGGTGGTAATTTCTTAAAATTATTAAGAGCACAATTAGGAACAGGTCTTGCTGCTCACTCAGCTGGTTCTGTTGTCACTAAACTAGTTGGTAATTATAACATCACTAAAAATACTTTACATTTTGCTGAAGCACCTGCAGGTAACACACCATTAAGCACTACAACTGATCCAGATTCAAGATCATTTGCAGGTATTGTAACTCATTCAACTTTCCATGGAAGAGTCTTTACTGGAACTGCTAGACAAAATTCTACTCAAGAAACATACACCAATAACATGGTGTTTAATGATATTTCACATAAATTTACAGGTATTCAAAGTGCATTTACTTTAACAACTGGATTTGGAGATTCCAAAACTAATGCTATTGGATTTGCAACAAATAATGGTTGTGTGTTAGTGAATGATGCATTCCAACAACCATCATCTTTAGAGCAAGGAAATTACAATTTCAATCAGTTTCTTGGTATTACTACAATTACATTTACAGGTGAATCAGATGCTCTCTCAGAATATCGTAGACCAACTGATGAGGTTCTAGGTGAAAATGCAAATAGATCTAATTATCCATCTGGTGGTAAAATTCTATCTGTTGGATCAGTTGGTGGTTTTGGTTATCAACCATTAGTTGCTGCTGGTGGAACTGCTACTGTATCTGCTGCTGGTTCAATTACTGCTATTAGTATAGGTAATACTGGATCTGGATATAGAGCTGGTATTCAAACTTCTGTAAATGTTGGTGTTCAAACTTATGG